ATGCGGCCCAGCGGATCGGGAAACAGGCCCAGCGCGGCGCAGTTCAGGACCGACTCCCAGAGGGACTCCTTGGTGCAGTCCAGCAGCTTGGGCGTCTTGTTCATCGCGGTCAGCACCACCCGCACGAGGCGCTCAGCTGACAACCCCTTGGGCAGCGCCTTGGCGAGCTGGTCCTTGTAGGACGGCGCGCTGAGCATCTCGCGGAAGGTCTTAGGCGGCTGGACCACCTGGGCGTCCTTGATGGGACCGGATGGCAGCTGCTCGGCGGCTTGCGGCATCGCCTGGGCAGCCTTGGGATCGGCGTAGGCCGTGCGTTGCTGCTGGGGAGTCGGTTGCGGCTTGGCGGGCTGGGTGGGCTTGTTCATGGTATGCTTTCGGATTTTGCGGTGTTCCACAGGACAGGATGAGTGTCACCCTTGATGTAGAGGGGATGGCGCGGATCGCCCGACTTGGTCAGGCCCAGATGGCGGGCTCCGTTGTGGTAGAGCGCTTCCTTGATCGCGTTCTGCTTCCCGTGGTGGAACGCATGGGCACCCCAGGCCACAATCACCAGCCCCATCTGATGGAGCGAGAGCTGCTCCATGACGTGCCGGTTGTTCTCTGGTCCTACGGGATCCGGATGCGACTTGAGTGCATTGGGATCCGTGGCCCTGAGGGCAAACAGGTTGACCACGGTCAGCTCGGTGCACTGCCAGGACGCTGCGAAACCCATGCAGCGGCGGATAGTGGGATCATCCACGTCAGCGTCAGCCACGCTGGGGTTGAGCATGACAAACAGGCAGGGATGGATCCACCGTAGGATACAGGGGGTCCGCCTGGTCAAGACATACCGGTAGGTGCCACATGGCGACAGCACAGCAGTACTCATGCGTGCTTCCTGGTCCTGGGTTGGCGGTGCTGGTCGGCCTGTGGGCAGCTGGCGAAGTGGCTCACGCCGCGGGTGTCGCCGAACGCATCCACCGGCATGCGCCGACCCTTGGCGGTGACGATCCAGACGATGGACTCGCCACAGGTGGAGCACATGGAGACTGTGGCGTCCTTCGGGATCGCGAAGGCCACCTTGCCAGCTCCTGCCGGCACCTGCTGCGGGTCGCTCGGGGCTTCCGGCACAGGACTCGTGTCCGCGGCGATGCCGCACGTCTGACGCATCTCGGCTGCGTGCTCATTGCAGAGCACGATCGTTCGGATCTTGGACTGGACACGGTCCACGCTCTGGCCGTTGACCACCTGCCAGGTGGAGGTGAAGCGCGCGACCGCTGGCTTTCCGCAACGGCAGTCGGGCCAGTTGTCGCTGGCATACAGGGGGAACTGCCTGGTGATCCACGGCATCAGAACAACCCTTCCTCGTCAGTGGGGTCAGATGGCACCTGCTGCGCATCAAGCAGGGGTCCCAGCGTGGTGATGATGACCTCGACAGCGCCGCCCCGGGTGGGTCGGTTCTTGGTCACGGCCATCTCCTCGATCACAGAGTCATCCGTCCAGACCTGGGCGTGTGTCAGGGCATCCAGGAGGCCCTTCAGGTTGTTGTCGATGTCGCGCGTGCGGCGATCGGGCGGGCGCAGGGTGACATCCAGGCGCAGCGGCTGATTGAGGAGGGGAGGCTTGATACCGTATTTCTTGCACACCAGCGCCTCCACCTGGAAGCGAAAGGTGCGGGCGCGGCCGGTCAGGGTCATGGTCACCCGTGGCCGCGGCGGGATCCCGGTGGCGCGAAACCGGGCGATCTCCGGCTGTGTCATCGGCACCACGAATGGCTGCCAGTAACTATTGACAGATGGTGGCCACGGCAGCGTGAGCGCCAGCGACGATGCGACGACGTCGCTCACCGCTTGGTCTCCTGGTTGAAGCATGCGATGGTAACCATGATGGCGATGAGCAGGACCGCCGAGAGCACCAGCGTGACCTCGGTGTCCGTGTCCGCCTGCACCTGCTGCGGCGTGCTCACGGCGTGCGTGGCGTAGGTCGCCGTGCACGGCAGCGGCATGTGGACCGGTGGGGCATAGGGGATGGGCTCCTCATGCGGATGCGCCGTCCCGCTGATGTGGGGATGGAAGGGAATAAAGTCCATGGCACCTGCTCCTAGCGGTAGATGAGCATGGCAGCGGTCCAGCCGAGGCCGGAGCCGATGAGCAGACCCAGTCCGAATACCATCCAGCGGATCTCGGACTGCACACGGTGGTAGTGCCGGCTGGCCTCGCGGAGTTCCTGAACCTTCAGGATGGCATGATCCAGCGCGGCGAGCACCTGCTTGCGGTCGCGTTCCGCCTGTTCCTCGGGGGTGCGGCTGGTGACCGCTTCGTAATCCTTCACGGGGCACCTGCGACCGGCGGCTGCGCGATGCCTTCCTGCTCAGCGACAGCGGCGATCCAGTCCTGCAGGAGTCCAGAGCGGGAGCGTTCGGCCTTGAGTCCGATGGCGTCCAGGAGGGCTGATTCCGCGGGCGAGAGGCTGAACGAATAGGCGCGGCGCAGCTGCTCCTTGCGCCAGCGGGAGCGCGACTGTCCGAAAACCTTGGCGGTGCGATTCATGGGCACCGGTGTAGCGCGTCCTGCGAGCGGGTCAATAGGGACTTCGTTAAGGATAGTGGGGCGCATGATGACCTCCTGAATGTGTGAAAGTGTGTGACCACGTGTGACGGCACTTGCTCCTGCGGCTTCCAGGGGTCCGGCTGCCAACGCTGAACCCCGGACGCCATGACAACGTCCGGGGGCAGTGGCAGCGGGTTGTGGATCAGCTCAAAGCTTGGACAGGTCGGCAGCGTCGGCCGGCGGCCCGTGCTTGCTCTGGGCGCCTGCGAGAAGCGTGCGCATCATGAGGTGCATGGCGAACGCGCGGCACATATGATTGCCGTGCTCTGCGGCGCCTACGATGCAGTCCGCAAAGTGCTCGCCGACACCGGCAGTTCCGGCGCTCATGTGGCGCGTGGCAGGATCGCCCTCGGCGTCCACCTCCGATATCAGGAGCATGACGGCGCTGGTCTGGTCCTTGCCGACCAGGGTGGAGCGGTAGCGCAACTCCGCAAAGAGCTGATCTATGGTGGCAGTGCGCGCGGTGAGATCCGCAGCGGGACGCTCGCGCTCGCAGAGCTTGTTGTACTCCTCCTTGGACTGGGCATTGCCACTGTCCTGGATGTTGGGAGCGGACTGGGTCGTGGACTTGGACACGGTGTGTTCCTTTCAAGGGACACGGGGTTGTGGGACAGACTTCTAACAGGGCAACCCTGCGCACCACCACGATGCGCAGGGTTCCTGATGGTTGGCAATACCTAGGCTTCCTTGATCGCATCCATGGCAGCGGTGATGTCCTCGCCCAGGACCGCGGACAGGACCTTGATGGCGTCCTCCCGGTTGCAGCCGAAAGCATCCTTGCGGTCCAGGAGGACCTTGACGAGGGCCCGGCCGCGCTCGCTCAGGGTGGCCAGGGCTGCCCCCCGCTTGCGGGCCAGCATCTCCTGGTGTGCGCGGGCGGCGGCGCGTGCCGGCTCCTGGCCAGCCTCAGCGGCTTCCCGCTTGAGCTGATCCAGGCGCTTCTGGCTCTCCAGGATGGAGCTGGCGAGCGCCTCCATCTCCGGGGTCGGCCGGATGACCACAGCGCCAGAGGCGATGAAGATGGCTTGCGCGAACCGCGCGAGGGCAGGGCCGACCTGCTCCTCTGGTAGGCGTGCCTCGCGGTTGTGGCCGCTGAGTTTGTCCACCGGGATCCCGAACGCCTGTGACGCCAGCACATCCTGGCTGAGCTTGAGCCGGTCGCAGACTTCGTAGGTTGATTCGATGAAGCGTGCGGATCTGGTGCTTCGCCCGATCTCATTCGGCCATTCGATGCTGTCTTCCTTCTTCAGGTCCACACAGGCCATGATATTCTCAAACGTGTATCGCATGGAAAATCCCTTTCTGGGGATGGTGCTAGCCTGAATTGGCGAGCGACACACCCGGCAGGCGTCTACCGGGTGGATGGCGCGTCAAGCCGTGGCGGTGGTCGTGAACCGCTCCAGCGCGACGATGCGCCGTCCGGTGAGTCCGGGCAGGCACCAGCGCATGGGTGGCTGGAGATCGGGATGCATGGCGATGAGGGACGCCATGGCGCCGCAGAAAAATTCGGGATTTATATACATGACTACCTACCAGAGCCTTTGCTGGCCTTCGTCGGCTTGCGGGCGCGTTTCTTGGTCTTGGGCCGATGGCTCAGCACCGTGTCCGCGATCATGTCCAATAGGCTTCGGGGTTTCGGCATGGGTCAGGTCCTTGTAGGTCAGGCGCTTGCCGATGGTGCCATCGACGAAGCTGTTGAGCCGGTCCATGGTGCTGCGCTTGCAGTTGCCATCGCCCAGGCGAAACGAGAACTCTTGCACGTAGCGGTTCAGGTGCTTCTTGCTGCACTGGTGGTAGACACCATGCAGGCCACGCCGCAGGACGGCCCACACGCTGTCGATCCCGTTGGTGTGCACGTTGCCCCGGACGTACTCGCCAGCGCTGTGGTTGACGCTCTTGTGGCTCCAGGTCACACCATGGGTGCTGCGGTAGACGGCAGCCTCGTCCGTGTGCAACTCGCTGCCGGGCTCGACGTGCTCGAACAGGGCCGCGCGTACGCTGGCCTCATCGGTCGCATGGATGACCTTGGCAACCGTCTTCCCGCCACGCTGGCGCATGCCGAGCACGGGGATCTTGCCGACCGATCCGCGCCCGGCCTTGAGCTTCTTCCGCGCGTGCTTCACGGACTCCTTGCCGCCGATGTAGACCTCATCCACCTCCACGATGCCCTGCAACTGCTCCAGCTCGGAGCTACAGGCTTCGCGCAGGCGGTGCAGGACAAACCAGGCGGACTTCTGCGTGACGCTGATCTCCTTGGACAGTTGCAGCGAGCTGATGCCTTTGCGGGCCGTGACCAGCAGGTACATGGCATGCAGCCACTTGTGCAGCGGCACATGGCTGCGCTCGAAGACGGTCCCGGTGCGCACCGTGAAGTCCTCGCAGCCGTTGCAGCGGTAGTAGCCATCCTTGCGAGCCGTGACGCGCTCGCCACTGCCGCAGATGGGGCACAGCACGCCATTCGGCCAGCGGCGGCCTTCCAGGTAGCGCCGCGCGCTCTCCTGGTCAGGGTAGAGCGCGAAGACCTCGCGCATGCTCAGAACGTGGACTTTATCCATTATGCTGCTTTCGGGCTGCGGGCGCGAAACTCTCCGCGCTGCCACTCCATAAAGGCCGTTTTAACGCAATGCCCATCCCTCCATGATCGGGCTATGAACAGTCGTGTGGGTGAACTAACTGAGAACCACGCCCCATCGCCACCACGTAGTCGAATCTGTGTCCATCCATGGTGCGTGCGAGCGGCGCGAACGGGGAAGCTAGCCATAAACTCCCCACCATCGCGGGCTACGATGCGGAACATGACCACGTCTCCGGGCGTGGCCAGGGCCGCTCGCAGCGCGCGAGTCACGGCCCTGGCGTCGTATCTGGCGGTCTTCATGTTACACCAGACTCCCGCCGCGCTCATCGTAGATCATGGGCTTGCCATCGGTGTCCAGGTCCACTGTCAGCCATTCGTGGCGCGCCTGACCCTCCCTGGAGTAGTCGGCCTCGCCGTGCAGATCGACGACCTGCAGCAGACCTGCCTTCACGCGCCAGGCAATGGCGCGGAACTGGCGGCCGTTGCTGATGGCACAGATGGACTGCCCTGCGGCGATTCGCTCAGCTTCCGCGCGAGCGCGGCGGCAGAGCTGGGCAGTGGTTGGTTTGATGGTCGTGGTAGTCATGGCTGGATCTCCTTGGGGTATGGCTCTAGTGTAGATGACTACCTAGGGAGTCAAGTACATAATTCCCAATTGAATGATGCGGTCACGCATCTGGCGGATCTCGTGGCGCAGGTTGCCAATGAGGATCCGGTCCATCTCGCGGTCATCCAGCTCAGGGAACTGTGCGAACTTCTGAACAACCGGAGCCGGCTGCTCAGCAACCTGGACACCCGCCTGCGATGGGGTTAGGGCGGATGCTGGAATGGGACTGCCAACCCGCTGCGAGTTGGTCTCGATGGCCTTGGCCATGTCCATGAGGTTCTTCATACTAGCTCAGTCCTTTCGGGGAGTGAGGGGTGAAGACCTGACTATATCATCAGTAAAAAATGTCAATAAGCCTCTTATGTGTCACGCGACCGTTAAACATGCAAGTCTACTTCATATGGCCAGGTTACAGCACAATCCCATATCTTCATTCCCCTCTCCCTGCCTCCTCCCCCCGCTCCCCTTCCCTCCTGCTCCCCTCCCCCTCCCTCAGTCTCCCTCCCCTACCCCTCATTCACCTAACCCACCCACCCCCCAACCTCCGACCCTCACCCGCAGAGGCAGGGGGCAGCGCGTGCGCGCGAAACCCTTTCAGGATCTACGGTTGGAATGAGGACTGGGACGCAGGCCAGACTCCAGGCTTGACCGGGTCCTGGACGTTCGCCAGACTCCCGCCATGCTCGGATCCCATGGCCAAGACGACCAAGCGTGCGAAGTCCCAGGCAGTTCCAGCGCCAGGCTCGACGCGGTTCGTTCCCAAGCCAGGCGCCTCGGTTGTTCAAAAGAAACCTCCCCTGCGCGCACGCGGGTCGTTCTCTCCAGTCAAAGTATCGAATAAGACTGGGCATTCAGAACCACTCGTAGTCGATCAGAAGACTATCGAACAAGGGAGGGCTCTGAACGATGCCTCTGGACAACACCCGGACTCGATCCTGAGGCAGGTCAGGGAAGCAACTGTGTTACCGATCCCGGCGGATCCCAAGCGGAAGGGTCATGCCAAGGGTGGTCGGCCAGGTAGACCAGCATTCAAGCCCAGGGCACCTACCAGGTATTCTCAATATTCAGAAGATATCGCTATTGAGATCTGTGAACACCTGGCGTGTGGCCTGAGCCTGGTCGCGGTATGCAAGATGGACAACATGCCGTCCTATGCGAGCGTCTATCGTTGGATGGATGAACATCCAGAGTTTAGGACGAGGTATGAACGCGCACGCCAAGACTCTGCCGATGCGATGGCTGAACAAATCGTTCAATTGGCCAATGATGAGATTGGAAATCCGCACCTGATGCGTGCCAGGGTCGATGCGTACAAGTGGATCGCTGCCAAACTCAAGCCACGCCGGTACGGGGACAACTCAGAAATCAACATCAAGGGCGAGGTGCACGGGGTGGTCCAGCTGGTCGCGGTCACGCCGGTCAGCAACCATCTGAACACGGTGGAGGCTGAGAAAGTCTCGACAGACCAAACCCCGGACGCTACAATTCCTGAGGCGAGTCCCAAGACCTGAGTGCACGTAATGAATATTATCAGACGTGTCGCCGTGGATGGTCGGGATGGGTCAGCGACCAGGTGCGGTGACGGCTACGACCAGGTCACGCTTCAGCTCGCGGACGCACACAGGTCACCACCCCCGCCGGGTAGTGCCGGGGGGAGGGGGGATTTTCGGCCGGGCGGGCGTGAGGGATGCCTCCCCACCATTTCCCTCCCAATTTTTTGATTTTCTTGTAGAAGGCGCTCATGAACAAGAGGACTGATCCACGTGAGGCCGAGTGGAAGTGCTCGCTGCCATTCCAGATGAGCAAGCAGGAGATTGCCGAGATGGTGATGCGTGCGCTGGAGGAGGGGCTCTCGGGATTCACGATCGAGACGGATGAGGTGCGGATCACCTTTGAGGGCAAGGAGCCTGGACATCGGTTCTCGGCCAGAATGACGGCGCCATGATTGGAAGGCCCTGGCTGTGGGACGAGTGCGAGGAGTGCCACCGGGTGACGTACCTGATGCGTTTTCCATTGCGGGTGGTGATCCCAGTGAGCTTCACCCGCCCGCTCACTCCGATGGCTCCGGTGCGCACTCCGGTGATCCAGCTGTGTGGGACGTGCGCGTGCATGACGGGTCGCGTGAAGCCGCGGAAGCAGCCTGCTTGACTTCGTGAGTTGATTCCATAAGAAGGCTGGTCGAAGGATGGAGACCTACCATGAACCCTGACACCTTGAAGGCGATCGTGGAGATCCTGCATGACGCAGGCGCGGCCACGACCCATATCCTACTCTGGATTTATGGGCTGGAGTTCCTGCAGTTCATCATCGGTGCCGCGATCGGCATCTACGCCATCCGCTGCGTCTACCTGCTGATCCTCGGGGTCATCACCGCGGCGACCCAGCCGGAACAGGAGCAGGTGCGGCATGCGCTCGGGATCAGGCAGCCGGTCACCTACGATGAGCGGGCGAGGATCAACGCCGTCATCGACCAGGCGGTTGAGCTGGCCAGGAAGGGGAAGGGGCAGTAGCCATGGGCAAGCTGACGAGCGGGGCGATGACCGAGGAGGACGTGCGGGAGACAGTCAAGCTCCTCAAGCGCGGCCCGGAGGCGGTGGCGGCGATGTTGCCGAGCCTTCCCAATGAGCTGGCGACGCTGGTGGTGATGAGGCGGGTGGTCCAGACGCCTCAAGGAGACGGGAAGATCAGGGGGTCCTTCATGGGCTCCCTGGTCGGCCTGGCGGCGGACATCGATGAGTCGCTGGACAAGGGCGAAGTGCGGATGGACATCGTGGTGTCGATGATCGCGCAGATCGTGAACCACTACCAGATCCCGCTGCCCCGGATGGTGGAGATGATCCGCAAGCTGGAGGAGATCGATCTCGACAACCGGCGTGATCCGCGGGAGGAACCGTGAGCGCTGTCAACACATGCAACCAAATGCCTCTAGAAAGGGCAATCATGAAGAAGATCGTCACGGTCACGGAAGTCGCCGGAGAGGGCCTGGAAGGGCTCCTGGGTGAGAACGTCACCCTGTTCTGCGCGAACTACATCTACACCGGGAAGCTGGAGGGCGTGAACACCAGCTGTGTGAAGCTCGCGGAGGCGGCCATCGTCTACGAGACCGGTCCGTTCCTAGAGCCCAAGTGGAAGGATGCGCAGCGGCTGCCGAATCCGGTCTACGTCCAACTCGCCGCGATCGAGTCGTTCACCGTCCTGAGCAAGGCGTAGGCCGTGCTAACCTTGCAGTCGCGCTACCGCCGCAGGAGCAGGAGCTGGAGCGGGAGCTGGAGCGGGAGCTGGAGCGGGAGCTGGAGCGGGAGCGGGAGCGGGAGCGGGAGCGGGAGCTGGAGCGGGAGCTGGAGCTGGAGCGGGAGCGGGAGCTGGAGCGGGAGCGGGAGCGGGAGCAGGAGCTGGAGCGGGAGCGGGAGCGGGAGCGGGAGCGCATGATCCTCGCCGACCTAGAGAAGGAGCTGGAATCCACTCGCAAGGAATTGGACCGCGTGAGGCTGACGCTGTTCATTTACCAGCTGGTGGTCATCGCGCAGTGCATGGTGCCGGTCGCCATGCGACTGTATTGGAGGCATTCATGAACACCCCGATCAATGTCGAGGCGCTGCGAGGTGGGCCGTGAGCGACGCACTGAAGCCGTGTCCGTTCTGCGGCGGCGAACCGTATGAGCGGATCGTCACTGACAGCTATGGTGAGGTAACTTTTATCGGTCACGCGTGCGGATCGGTCAAGGTGGAGATGCGATCCAGGACAGCTCAACGCATGCGCGACGGATCTCTTGAGCAGATGTGCAGTGGCATCCACGAGCAGTGGAACACCCGCGCGCCCCAACCCCCGGAACAGATCGCTGACCGGATTGAGCGCATGTGCGCTGCGTTCTGGGATCGCCATGCCACGCTCAAGTGGGCGGACTGCCCGGAGTCGTGGAAGGGGTTCTATCGTGACAACATGCGTGAGGCCCTAAAGGTGCTCCAGGACACGTCATGCCCCAGGTGACCCGCATCGAGATGCCGTACAAGCCGCGGCCCTGGCAGCACGACGTGCACCGGGACATGAGGCGCTTCTCGGTCCTGGTCTGCCACCGCCGAGCCGGCAAGACCACGCTCGCCATCGCGCAGCTGGTCATCGCCGCGCATCTGAACAAGCTCAAGGCGCCCAGGTACGCCTACCTCGCGCCGTTACTCAAGCAGGCCAAGGACGTGGCCTGGCTGTTCCTGTGCCAGTACGCCAACGCCATCCCGGGCTCGACCATCAACGCTTCCGAGCTGTGGGTCCAGTT